TCTGTCGATAAAGATATGCTTTTGCTTGAAAGGATAAGCGCATTGCAAAATGATTTAGAAGATATTTGAAACAACCCAGTACATACTATCACGTTAAAAAGTCTAAGGCAAAGATACAAGTACATCAAGGGGGAACTCGTAGTGGCAAGACATTCTCAATCTGCCAGGCGTTAATTGAATTGTGCTACAAAAACAGGGGTGCTGGTATTGTTATAACGATAGTTAGAAAGACGTTTCCTGCATTGCGATCGTCAGTAATGCGAGACTTCTTTGACATACTGACTGAAGGTGGCAACTACTACGAAGAAAACCACAATAAGTCACAAGCGACATACACATTGTTTGGCAACCTTGTTGAGTTTATAAGCGCAGACCAACCACAAAAGTTGCGTGGACGCAAACGAACTATCTTGTATATAAACGAAGCTAACGAGTTGTCTTTAGAAGATTGGCGACAACTTATATTAAGAACGACAGACAAAACAATAATTGACTATAACCCATCTGACCAATATCATTGGATATATGAGTACGTTTTAAATCGTGATGACGTTGACTTCTTTCAAACTACTTATCTTGATAACCCATTTCTTGAACAAAGTGTTATTGATGAAATAGAACGCTTCAAAGAAACAGACGAAAACTATTGGCGTATCTATGGACTAGGTGAACGTGGTGTTAATACGGCAGCAGTATTTCCACAATGGCAAGTCGCTGATGAAATACCCGAACGAGCAAAGCTTGTCGCGTTTGGGTGTGACTGGGGGTTCACTAATGATCCAACCGCAATCGTTTCAGTTTGGCGTGAAGACTATTCTTTGTATATTAAAGAACACTTGTACAAGACGGGTTTAACAAATCGCGATATAAGTTTAGAGCTAGACAAACTAGAACTAGACAGAACGCCAATCATTTGTGATAGTGCAGAACCTAAATCAATTGAAGAACTACATCGGCTAGGACACAACGTAAAGCCGTCAAAAAAAGGGCCTGACAGTATTCGTCTAGGCATAGACATAATGAAACGACATAAATTATATATACTCAAAGAATCGTTAAACGCACAAAAGGAATTTAGGAACTATCGTTGGGAAACTAACAAGGACGGAGTACAACTATCTAAACCAGTTGATCACAACAACCACATTGTTGACGCAGTTAGATACGTTTGTATAAATCGCATCGGAACACCTTATTCAGGCAAATACTTTATTTCATAATGGAATTAATCGTACCAAATTCAATGGCTGACATAACAGTCAAACAATATCGCGAAATGTCAAATATTGACTTAAAACAATCTGAAACAGAATGTATGACGCAATCAATTTGTATTCTTTGCAATATAGACAGAGTAATTGTAGAAATGTTAACACTTGACGAATTGGACAAAATAGGCAAAGTAATCAATAAAATTACTGACCCCGATCAGAATAATCAAGAGTTACAAAAGAAGATTGAATACAAAGGCAAGCGTTATGGCTTCCATCCTAACTTATCTAAGCTAACCGTTGGTGAATTTGCTGACTTAGAGATGTATTGTAATGGAGGTTACTTTGAAAATCTAAACGGGATAATTGGCATTTTGTATAGACCTATTGTAGAAGAAGGGGGCGATTTTTATACTATAGAAGATTACGACGCAGTTGTGTTGCCTAATTATTGGGACGACTTAAAGATGGACGTTGTGCTTGGTGCAACAAATTTTTTTTTGTCTATCGGCGAGAGCTTAACGAACGGTTTGGTCAATTATTCAAAGGTAGCGGTGAATCGAACATAATAGCTAAGAAATGGGGATGGTATGCTATTATCTACAACTTAGCAGGTGGCGACCCTTTAAAAATCGAAGATGCAACGCAAATTGAAATAGAATCGGCCTTTACATATTTAGCATATGAACAAGACTTAAATCGTCAAGGCAAATCACCTGACGCTGATCAATACAGATGAAATCATACAAGCAAATAACAAACCTACTACAAACGATTACTGACAATCATTTGATACTGCAAAGCTTTAACGCTGGCCCTTTAGACCAAGTCGACATTGAAAAGCTAGGACAAACAGACTATCCGTTTTTGTATTGCGAAATACTTGGTGCAAACATCGACAACGGAGTTATAAGTTACGATCTTGAATTGTTGGTAGCCGATATGATTCTACCAGATTTAAGCGACAGAAATCAAGTGTATTCGGACACGCTTCAAATGTTGCACGATGTTTTAAATCAATTTATACAATCGTTAGCTACAACAAACACAACAGTTGATGACGATTATAAAGCTGAACTACCTGTAACCTGCACACCGTTTACAGCAAGGTTTGACAACGAACTAACTGGCTGGTCAGGGTCTCTGACAATAGAAGTATCTAATAAAAACAACCTTTGCATTGCACCCTTTAGTTAATGGCTAGATTACAATTCACAGTCGGTAGTGTAAGCTATCCTGCAAAAGCTACAAAAAAAGCGTTAGAGTTTATTGGTAAACGCTGGCGCAAAAACGCTCGCATTAGCTTAAAGATGCAAGGACGTGTGAACACGGGTGCGCTTTACAATTCGATGAAGGTCTTTGTCGGTGCTAATCAACACGCGATGTATGTAAACATTACACCAAAAGTGGACTATTGGGAATACGTCGATAAGGGCGTACAAGGTGCATCGAAGAACATCTTCACGAAGCAATCTGACTCGCCTTTCAAGTTCGGTAAAAGTGCAGGTAAGAAAAGAAGTGCAAACGGATTAAGAAGCGCAATAGATCGTTGGACGGTGCAAAAGAACATTCAAGGAACACGCGATGCACAAGGTCGGTTTGTTCCACGCGAATCAATAGTCTTTGCAATAAGTGGGGCAGTATGGCATCGAGGTCTAAAGCCGACTTTATTTATTAGTGGCACTTGGAAGCGTTTAAGAATTAAAGCACTAAATATTTTAGCCCTTGCTGTTGGTGAAGATATGGCTGACGCAATAAAACAATCATTACAAAAAAATCCTAATCTTGAAGTAAAATGAGTATGACGGTACAACAACGTCCTGATACTACTGACGTACACGGCGTATTTGAACAACAAATGTATGTTATTACATCAACTGAATATTCAGGTGGGTCGTATTATAAATTTCGTTACATAGCTGAATGGTATATTGGTGGTTCTCTAGTAGCAACTGTGAAAGTATTTCCAAACTCTGAAGGGGCTGGTGTTTTTAGAGTAGAACAAATTGTTCAAGACTTTATGTCAATATCTAAAGCAGATAGAAATGTAGCTACTAATCAAATTTATACCAAGCCAATTCACCGAGTTGGTATGAACAACGCAGCATACCCTTGGAGTATAAGTAACGGCGAAAACTATCGTAAGATTGAAATGCGCTTTAAACAAGAGTATTCTACAACTGCAACAGGCGCACCAGTCGTAGATACTGTTAACAAAATTGACGGAGAATATATTGACTACATTATGACGGCAGGGTTACGTCGTGGCACAAAAACCTTGTCTGAAACTTGGGACGCAGGCATTCCTGAATTTTTACACGATGAAGATTGGATAGACAACTTTATACCCTTAAATAACACTTCAAGAGTTTTAAGCGACAGAACTAAAGATGGAAACTTTACAAGCACAACAGCTCCTAATGTATCAGTAGTACATCAAGAAGTTACATTAAAAGATGTAAGGACGTTGAGTCTGTTAATGGACGGGTCTGCACCGACAAGTGGAACGGCTGTCTCGGCTTGGATAGGAACATATAATTCAAGTAACACGTTAACCTCATCGGGTTTTATTACTGCGGCAACGTCAGGCGGTACTGCACCAGGGTCAGTAACTAACGACTTTGAAAGACAACAATACATAGGTGTTGGGCCAAAGAATTTAGCATCACAATCAATTGTTGCAGCTATTGCAACAGAATTTAACGCATCACCAAATACAGTTGCTTATTATGAAGTTTTTTTTATGAAGGACTCGTCAACTGTACCTTCTAACACAACGACTGCTGATATGGCTTCGTGTTGTTATCAATTTACAGTTAAAGACGCAAATTGTATTTATGGTGTAAGAGGCTACAATCCTATCACTTTGACTTGGCAAAATTCTCTTGGGGCTTGGGACTATCAGAGCTTTAATCTAGTAAGTGAAAAATCTACTAATCAAATTAAACGAAAAACATATGATCAAGTTCCTGGGAATTGGGACACAGCAGACGCTTCACAAGACTTTAATTATAGAGGCGATCAAGGTGGTACGAGAATAGCAAAAGTTAACGCACGTCAAGAGTACACAGCGCATACTGATTTATTTAATGAAGATGAAGTTGACATACTTGAAGCATTGCATTTATCATCAAATGTGTTCTTACTTTCATCAGGTGGTGAAACTGTAACACCTATCGTGATAACAAATACATCGTTTGTGTTTAAGAAAAACGTAAATGAACGAGGGCCATTTTTATATCAGATAAAGTTTAAGAACGCAAAAGAAAGACCAACAACTAAAGGCGGTACATACAGAGGTTACTAATGATTGAATTAATAGCATACGAACAAAAGTCATCACTTTCAACTGATGTAGTTGGCGATCAATGGACGCTTGACTTAACACAACCTGGCGGTGTTTCTTTAAATTACGAAGTAAGTAAAGGCGAAGATATAATGGGTCGATATAGCCCATTCTCCCAAACTTTTAGGCTGCCTTTTACAAATCACAATTCGCGTTTCTTCTCGCTTTATTACGATGTCAATTTAACAAGCTCAGGAGCTGACATTGTATTTAACATTCACTCAAAAACAATATGTGAAATTCGTGTAGATGGTATTCCAATTATAACAGGTTCGTTACAACTTAAAAATGTACACACTAAAAGCGAAGAATACGAAGTTGCCGTATTTGGTGAAGAAGCAAATGTTTTCCAAGAAATAAAAGATAAGAAGCTAGTTGACTTATTTCTTAACGATGCTGGCGCAATGGACACAGATTATGACGTTGACTTGACAGCAGCTAATATTACTAATTCTTGGAACATATTGCTTGATGTTACAAACGGAAATGTTGGTGCAGGGATCATATCTTTTCCTTTAGCTGATTATGGTCTTGCAGGTGAAGGAAATTTCTTGTATTATCAAAACGACGATCAAGAGCAGTCAGGTATGGCAACGGCAAATTTTCTTGAACCTTATATGTTTAAGCCTGCTATAAGAGTATCGCATTTATTTGAAAAAGTATTTACTACTGCTGGGTATACACTTAATTCTAATAGCTTTTTAACTGATCCAGCTTGGACGAAGCTTTTTATGACTTTAGCAAGTGATCGTGAATCAGTAGCAACAAGAGGTGTTTTAGGCTTGTGTGTTTCACACGATGGAACTGGAACTGACCCTATTGTTAAAATTATGGCACAAGCGTCACCTAATAATGGCAATTGGCAAACAATGACCCCTAATGGACTAACCTTAAACGATAAAACGGGTGCAGGTATTAACAATAACCCTCCAGCCTTATTTGACATTGACAACAACTGGGTAGATAACAAAAAATTTGTTGCACCTGCCGAAGGAATGTACTATGGCACAGTCAATATGCGAATAAATTCTAATATAGTTACTAATTTTGTTCAAATAAAAATTAATGTAATAAATCAAACAAATTATGCTGGCGTAAATAGTGGCTACGACTATGCGATCTTAGGCCAAACACAAACCTTTTTAGCCTCGGATTTACAAGCAAATAGTGGAAACGCAACTTGTACACCTCTTAATTGGGAATTGTACTTGCAAGAAGGAGATGAGGTTATTGTCTCAGTAGCAGGTCGTTTACACGGTAATGCTGATCCTGTTAATAAATTTTTAAGAATAACTCCACAAGGTACATATTTTACAGTATATGCGTCCGATCTCGTTAATGGTATTGCACAAATTCCAAACAATATGCCTGACGTTCAGCAAAGCGCATTTGTTAAAGATATATGTCAACGCTTTAACTTATGTATTGCATCTGATCCACTCGATACTAAATCACTAAACATACAACCGTGGCAAGACTATCTTGACGCAGGTACTCGTAAAGATTGGACTGACAGACTAGACACTTCCAAAGAATTTACAATTAAGCCAACTGATTCTATTCGTAAAAAGTTTTTACATTTTAGCGATGCAGAAGACGATTCATATGCAAATGCTAATTTTGAATCAGCAAACAATTATGTTATTGGTCAATATAAGCAAGAAGTTGGGCAAGATTACACTAGTGGTACACTTAAAAACGACCCGATATTTGCGCCGTTTCAAGTAACGACGATCCCTGATTCAAGTGGACAAAACGTAAGCGTAATGTCCGACGTGCTTATACATCGTGGATATGGTGTAGATACTAACGGGCCTATTTCGTCAGCAAAACCAAAATTGTTTTATCACAATAGCGTAAAAACGATTGAAAACGGTAATTTCATAATGATTGGTAGTGGGACTGATCAATACACAAAATTTCCTTTGTGTTTGCCTTTTTACAATGTTGGCAACAATATTGAATCAGATTCTCCTTTAGCACTATGGCAATGGCAACCGACAACAGGCTTTGGACATCAAAACTTTGGATCTACTCCATCAAACGAAGGGTATTTTGCAAGGTATCACCAACAATTTCTAATGAGCATCTACGGCGAAGAAGCACGTCTTGTAGAGTGCGAAATTATGCTATCACCAACAGACATCTTTAACTTTCAGTTTAACGATGAAATTATTATTAAGAACACAGCTTATCGAGTTCTTAAAATAGCTAACTATCAACCATTCGCAAACGTACCTTGTAAAGTTACTTTGTTAAAAAAACTTGATGCGTTCAGTGGTCAAAACATTCCACAGCCTGGTGAAGATTGTCAGCTTGTGTATTTAGGTCTACTACAAAATGGATTTGTTTCATTTGTTGACCCCGACACGGGAACGATTTCAAATGGAACTGAAGACTGTTGTAATGAAAACGGATTTACTTGGAACACAACACACTCGGCTTGTATGTGGGCAACAGGTCACAATGGTTCAGGCAATGGCTTTACCGATGGAATTTTACCTGACACACCTGTTTCAGAAGGCAAAAGCAAAGTCACTAATCTTGGTGGTCTAACAACATCAAAGTCTAAAAACACTATAAACTTTAACCCTCTACCAGGTGAAATATCTATACAGGGCAAAAACCTTTATTCAGGCATACCAACAACTCAAAAAGATTTTGTATTGTACGCGACAAGCTACAACAACACACCAATTACAGCTACATCAACAGGGTTTGCAAAAACAAGCCAAGGGTTTCCGTTAACTTCTGGAATGATGGCAAGGGTTATTGTTCGTGCGCTATCTATTCAAGTAGATTCATATTCAGGAACGTCAGGTGTAGGGTCGCAAGGTTCAACAGCGTTTCAGGTATTTTCTTTTATAGTAAAAAATCTTAAAGAAACAATTACAATTGTTGGATCTGAACAAACAGACTTTGCACAAGAAGATACTGACGCTGGAACTAGATCAGTTAGTATTGTTGCACAAAAAGGAACGGGCGACACGTCTAATATAACAACAGGCTTTGTAATACAATGTACTGGCCCAAATAATACCGTATGCGCTTGGAACTTAGATTGCTCGGTTACATACACAGACATTATAAACTATCGTGTGCGAGAACTTGAGGACTTGTTGTTGCTTGAAAACCTTGGCGATATATTAAGCGAAGCAGGTTTAAATTTAGAACAAGAATGATAGAATACTTAAACAGCGTAG